AGCCGCCCCCAAGGCTGAGTACGAGTCCCAAGCTGCCGACACAATGTCAGCGCCAACCTCGGATTGCACATAGGCGGCAATCGTCGAGGCAGTGACTTTGCTGGCTACACCGCTATCGCTTGCATAGAAGGTGTCCCCGTCTGCGAGGGTGGTGATTGCTGGCAAACCATCCGTGTAAGCCAGGAATTGAGAGTGGACGCGAGCCGCGATCGCTGAAAACGTAGTCTTTTTGGCTGTTGTAGACTGAGCCACGACATACTGATCCGAATCAGCCAGCGTGGCCGTAGCAAGACCAGCGATCTCTGCACCAAGAGCTGTCACCGAGGAATCAAGAAACGCCTTGACGTTATCAATGTCGATTTGCTTGAGGATCCCGCCATCGTTGAACACCAGCTTGTCGCCCGAGACGATAGTGGTACTTGTGTCGATCGCTTCAAGTTTATCAACCACCCAATTGAAGAAGTTCTGCGCCGTAAGGATCTTTTCAACATCTGACTGGAAAGCGACTATCTCATCAGCGTCGGCTAGGGTTGTGATCACCGATGCTTGATGAAGCTGATCGACCGCAAAAGCAGCAAGCAAAGCCGCAGTGGCATGACGCGACGAGGTTCCGTCGAGCAACGGGATCTTTTCTGGGCCTGTGAGCGTATCGACCGCAAGACCAGCCACCCAATCTGCAAAACTTACATCAGGCATGCTCTATCTCCACGCCCCAGAGGGCTCAATTACTGCGTTTGCACCTTCCCATGCCCAATTCCCGCTAGGAGCAGACAAAAGAAGAATCATGTACTTTCCTCTGGCTCTTGGGTAGCTACGGTGATTCACCCCTGCCGTCCAAGTCCCGCTACTGTGAACAGCCGCAGGAGTAGTCCCAGCAATCAAAGCCTCAATAGCCGCCTTGGCGTTGATGCTGACCTGCTCAGCAGTGTCAGCCACCATAACTCTCCAAGTCACGTTTACACTACCAGAGGCGGTGATACCGTGCAATTGGATCAGTCTTCCATAGGTGCTTCCGTTTCCCATCAGCACCGGCCCGATTGCGACATAGGATCCTGAGTGCCCCACCTTAAACGGCCAGAACTCCTGCCTTTCCGTGTCAAACATCCAAGACACCGCTGCGGACGGTATGTGAATATAAACGGCTCTTGATTCGTGGTCGTACTCAAGCACCGTATTGACGTTCGTAATGTTCGTCAGATGCTCAGGAATCGCGTCCTCAGACAACGCCTGCAAGCCGTCACCAGAAGCCGACACCGTGTAAAGACCATGCGACGAAAGAAAGTAGTATCGATCAAGGTGATCGCGGCACCAAGCTTTTGCACCGACCATGCCGACTTCCCGCGAGATGTTTCGAAGTGTTCCGTCTGCAACCGGATCACCCTGAACCACCCAAAGCGAGCTACTTGTTGCCGCCAACAAATAGGCATCTTTGTGAGGAATCAGCGACACCACATCAGACCCAAGTTCACCAGCTTCAGACAACTGCATGACGAATGGACGCATCAAATCGCTGACATCAGCGCTGAGCGACCAATCGGCATGGTTTGATTGCCGACTAGCGAAAATCGCCCTTCCAGAAGGACGGATGAAGCGATCTCGGTAGATACATTGCGCAGGGTGACTATTTGGAGCGTTAGCACCTGGAGTCACGTAAACCGTACCACCACTGTGAACCGCCGCAACACCTGTACTCACGACAATCCTATTGCCGCTTGAGTCGGTGATCTTATTACCAGCGCTATCGGTCAAGTACCGATCTTCGGTTGCAGGGACGGTCGAAGCACCAGCCTGAGCCCAGGAGCCACCGCGAAGGCGCCCCTGGAAGTCCTCAGTTCGACAATTCACAGCCCAAGGACAAAAATACCTCTCCCGCCTGCCCACGCTTTGGCGAAAAGACAGGCGACGATTAACGCCCGAGGGGAAAAGTATCTCTTTGCTTGTAGCCATGTCATCAATTACGCTGCGGCTTCAAGACCAGCTACGGTTCCGTTGCTAGCGATTGTTAGCGCCTTCCACGAGGTAGCAGACTCGCAAAACAGAATGACCATCTGGTTTGCCGCGACTGCTGACTCAGCGTTAGCACCAGAACCGCCGTTGATCGCGATCGTGGCTGGATCTGTCGTTCGCAACTCACCGCCAGTGGCAGCGCCAGCAACCATGACGATCCGACCGGGAACCGGAGCAGGAAGGATGAGGATATTGTTCGCGTTACCCCAAGTCGGGATAACCATTTGAATAAAAGCCTCGTCAGGAATTTTGGTTCCAGCGGCAGAAGCGACCAAAGGCACTCTACCTGGGCCTCCAGGCATAAACGCCATAAGCAATTCGTGTAGTTCATTGTGACCAGACATGATTTTCCCCTTGGACAAAAACTAATCCTTCAACGTAACCCCAACAACGCCAGCGGCATTGCCTGTGATCTTCAAGAACCTTGCACCAGCCAACGCCTCTGGGATCGGATACGATCGACCAGCCGCAACCGTTGTGGTGATAGCAGAGTTGGACTCGGTGTAAGCCGCGAGGTAGTCTCCAGCCTCACTAATGCTGGAATACCAAGTGAGTGTCGTCAACGATGATCCAGAGGGTATGTGTACCATGCCTCTTTCAAAGTCTCCGTAGATGATCGCATCGCTTGCGGCGAGAGTGGTGCCAATGTCCAGATTTTCGATTGAATTGCTGTACCGTGCGGTTGTCACTGCGGATCTCCTTCGATTGTCAGTCTGCCTATGCGTTGCTCGCGACTGCGGTAATTGTAATCGAAAACGCTGAATTTGCTATAAGTTCCACGGGGCATATCTTGCCCCAAACTCGTCGGGCTCGACCTATCCTGGTCGTTTCTGATCGCCAGAGCAATCATTTCCAAATATCTTTTCTCGTGGACATGCTCTCTTTCCTCGTAATTGTGCTCTGCGGCAGCCAAGCAAGCCTCCAGGAACACTTGACTGAGCATTTCCCCCCCGATTGGGTACGGATTCGCGTCACTCAGGTCTACAGGACGCAAAATCATTGGAACTCGAAGCACATAAGCCGCATCCGGAGCTGGATAAAATGCCAGTGACTTGCGGCTGCCGACATTTGGATCGAATCTGTCGGTTCTGACCGAGTAGTAAGCCGGACGACCAAACTCTGGGTTTGTTGTCTCCAGTTTCCTGATTGTCGCGTCATGCCGATTGCAAACAGACGGAAACCACTGATCTGGCCCTGGATAGTACGTCAAATCGCTGTCGTTAGCTACAGAATCAAACGCAATGTCCATCGGAATGTCGGTTCTGGCGATCTGGTACGCCGAAGCACTCGAAACCGTAACAGTTGTGTCATCCAGAGATATTTGAGAGTTGCTCAAACGACTTGCTACCGAGTAATACTTGTTGTTCACCCTGAGAATGCTATTTGCCACCCAAGAGGGGAAAGTGCCGCCGACAAGCGTTACCACACCCGAAGCGATCGTTACAGTCCCGATTGTGTACGGGGCAGTGGTTGTGACATCAACCAGAGGTTTGAAAAACGACCAATCATGCGCTGCGTAAACACGACGAAGACCGTCAGTGATGCAATAGCCAATCCTGGTAAGTTGATCCTGCGTGAAGGACGCACCTGCCTCTGCTCCAAAAAGATAATGCCCGACCCTATTTACCAAGATCGAATAGCTGATCGGGCCGCCACCTGTGGCACTCGTCCTGGCTGGGAAGTCTAACTCGAAGTGATAAGTTGCGCCGTCGTAAACAAACTCGACATACGCCGTGTAAGCGACATTCACAACATCCGTAAACTCATACTGGTATGTGCCAGTAGAAACTAGAGTCATTGCTGTACCGTCAGCAACAACAACAGCGTTTGTGTCGTTTCGCTTGACTCCATACGTCCCGGTTGGATCAGAGAGCAACGCTGAAGTTACGTTCGTTGGAACTCCATCAACCTTAAAAGTTTTTCTGATAACTCGCGACATGGTTACTCCAGTGTTATGCTTCGGTCTTCAACCTGAATGTTGTATGTGCTTCCAGAGCCACCTCCGCCAGCCAAAGACACAGCAATCGTGTCGAATCTGAACTGACCAGACCCATTATCCTCGATCATCGAGTTTAATCTCGACAACACCTGAGTAGCTGCAACCGCTCCAGAAATTTCATTTAAGGTAAACGTCAGGTTCGGAATCATCATGTACGCCGATGTTGTGTCCGGCACAGTTGCCCATTGACCAGTTGCCGA